TTTGCTCGGCAGGCGTGAATGTTTTGGTCCAGATGCCGGGTGTTGCGACCTCTGCAATTGCCGCCTCATACGCAGCCTCAACAACATTGGCGCTGTCGGCGGTGCAGCCCGATCCGTCAAGATAGGTGAATTGAATGTAATCGGATGCCCTGACCAGCGCTTGCAGCGTCGCGGCGGTGTCAGCGATTACAGTGCCGCGCGCCCCGGCATACGCGATCAGTGCTGCAACAGTGCCGATCATCTCGGAATGCTCCAATAAAGGGGCGGGCCACGACAGCCCGCCCGTTGGTTACTTCTTGGCGCTGGGCATGACGGGCGGCGCGACCGACACGAGCCATCCGCTTGCGATCCACTCGGCAACGCCCTGATTTTTTGCCAGATCGGCGGTGACCGGAACGTCACCGCCGTGCTTTACCTCAGTCCCGTCCGGCATGACCAGCGTGCCCGGATAGGTGCTGATGTGCCGGGCCATTACAGCCCGGTCCCGTAGCGCACCGCCGCGGGCGTGCGGATGCTGACCGGCGCGAACCGGAACGCGCCGTAGGTCCGCACCTCAAGGCCGTATGCCTGGGGCGCGAGGAACTGAAGCGGCATGGGCATGTGAAGTTTGACCACGCTCGGATCGTTCCGATAGACCACCATCCGGTTCACCAGGTTGAAATCCGAAAAGATGTTCAACGGCAAACCGGTCTGAGCGGTGTAGACGTTGGCGCGCCTGATGAAATCCAACACGGTCGTGTCGCTCTCCGGGGCAAGCTGGCGCGTGGCCAGATCCCCGAACTGCGCGATCGGCATGACCACGGTGTCCGCGATCTGCGTCCCGAGGCTACCCGACAGCACGCCGGTCAGCAGCCCATTCACGAACGCGAGGATCGCCTGCGGGGTGGACAGTGCGAAGGTGGCCGCGGACGCCGCGGACGTGATGCCCGTGGTGTTGAAGAACCCCTCGATCCCCATCTCAGCATTGCCGATCAGCGCCGTGCTGTTGACAAGGGTTTCATATGCCATGCGGGCCGCGTTGGCCGATTCCGTCGGCAGGTTCAGGTTGAGTTGTGCAGCCGCACCGATCTCTTCGATCGAATACGAATACATCACCCCCGCCATATTAACGGTCTGCTCGAATTTGCCCGAAGTCACATCAACGCGCGGGATATCGTCGCCCTTGCCGTTGATGAACTTGGCGCGCCCCACAGAGTCTTGCGTGAAGAAAGTAACAGACGCCGCGAACGGGCTGGCAGACGTGTCTACCTGCATCAAACGCGGGTAAAGAATGGTGGGATAGGGCTTGCGCATCACCTCGGCTTCGATGTGACTGCGCTGTGAAACGACGAAGCCCAAAGCGGCGGGCGCGTCCATGATCTGCGTGTGCATTTTTGTGTCCCTTACGGCAGATAGACGCGGACAAGATCACCGATCTCGCCAGCCGTCTCGAATTTCGCACCGGCGATCGTGGTGGCCAGGTCGTGACCGATCACGCCGGTCGCGGCGGTGAACGTGACAGGGTTTGCCACGGTGACGGCGGTGGAGGCGATCACCCACACCGTCCCCTTGCGCAGAATGCCTGCCATTTCATCGACGATGTATTCATCGTTCGCGCGGCTCTTGTCCGCGACTGCGATGCCCTCAAAGCCGACTCCGCCGAGGCGGACCGTGCCCGGCGTGGTGCCACTGGCACCGACCGCGCGCCCGAACGGGACGACCGCGGTCGTGACGCGCTTGGAAGCAACGTCCTTGACTTGCTGGCCCTCGGCGACCATTCCGGCGTAGCCAAGGGGCATGGCCGCAACGGCGGCCCCGAATGCGTCTTGAATCGGCATGATTACGCTCCTTTGCCAGCAGAGTTCAGATAGGCCGTGCTGAGGTTCTTGACGTATTCGGCACGCGCGTCGCCCATGACCGTCACGCCCGTCTTGAGCGCATCGGCCACCGGGTCGCCTTTGGCCGCATCCTCTGACAGGATGTCGAACCGCGCGTCAACGTAGGCCTCAGATTTGCCGGTCAGGGCCGCATCACCCAAGCGCGACACGACAGCGGCGCGGCGGATGGCGGCGTCGGACAGCCCAGCCGTTGCAAGATCCTTGGCGATCGCCTTGGCCTTGCCGATCAGGTCGGCGCGGGCCGCCACCTTGGCGTCAAGGTCGGCATCGGACAGGACCGCCTTGGCCATGGTCGCCAGTTCAGCATCCTTGGCCGCCAGTTCGCCGTCCTTCTTGTCCATTTCCTTCTTTTCAGCAGCGGTCATGTCGGTGATGGTTTTTTGCAGCTTTTCGAGCGCCTGCGCGCCTGCATCGGTCGTGACGACGGAAAGGCCGTCGATCAGAACCGTCCGCGTCTGAATGGCATCGGCCATGAGGGCGTCCTTTTCGTCTGTGATGGGGGATGCGCCCCACCGCGCTATGGCGTCACCGATGCGGGCCATTGGCCCTGCACGTCCGGCGGCCACAATGGCGATGTGGTTGCCGACGATGTTGGTCTGTCGCGCCTGATACGCCGTCCCGTCCGGCGCAATCCCGTCGCCCCAGACCAATTCAGACACGTAACCCACGCTCAACTCTCGCTTGCCGTCCTGCACTTTTCGGATCGTGGCGGCATCGGTCAACTTGATCCCGATCCGCAAATACTCGCCGTCGCGCAGGACTTCCTCGTTCGTGGTTCCGACCGAGACCATGCGAGCCGTGTCGGCCGTCACCAGATCGGCAGGGTGATCATCAGTGACCGGCAACAGGCCAAAGGTTTGGAGGCTGGACTTCAGGAACACCTCAGATTCGTCGCGGTAAACTGTCACCCGGTCAAGGTCGGGCCGGTTCAATTCCGCGCCGAGATAGTCCTGCGTTCCGATCCGGGCGGTGCGGACGTTTGCGACCAGATACCCCTCGTCGGTGATCCGAACGGTGTCGAGCGAAGCGAAATCTGTCAGTTTCATTCGTCCGCTCCTTCGCCGTCAGTAAACTCGGCCACTCTGCCCTCCAGCCCCGGAAATGCACCGGACTCGGTCAACGTGTTGACGATTGTAGCCGCAATCGCTTCTTGTGGCAAGATGTCCATGTCATACAGGACTTTGGCGCTGTCAACCAGAACCTTGCCCATATCGGCCCGCTCTTTCGCGCTAACCTGGAACAACGGACGCCACGTCCAGTGCAATTCAGGCGGGCGATCTCCCAGCGCTGATCGGATCAGACACTCGTTCAAAATTTCCATTGCCGGATCAAGTTCCAGCGTTTGAATAACCCGAACGCGGTCGAAATAAATCTTCTCATCGCCCTGACCTGTGGCGTTCATTCCCGCAGCAGCAATCCCAAACAGCCGCGTCATAGGAATGCCAGCCGACGCCGCCACCATTTGCATGAACCGGTCGATGATATCTGGCAGAGTGGCAAAGCTGGCGGTTTTTTGGTTGTAGGTGTCTTCTTTGTCCATCAGCAACGCGCCGTTGATGCCCTTGCCGCGCGCGGTCAGTCTTGTCCGGGCCAGAACCATTGCCTCGTATGCAGTGCCGCCCGAACGCAACCCATCGTTAAACCCGTTGATCCCGATCACGTCCACCTTCGCCTCGAACACGAGCGATGCGACGTTGGCAATGGTGGCGTCAAGGTTCTGCACGGCGCTGATCGTGGCATTTAACGTGCTGTCACCCCATCCGGGGTGTGCCGAATACCGATCGTCCTGCACCTCCTCACCAGTGGCAATCACGAGCCGTGAGGGGTGGATCTCCACCGATGCGCCCGTGGCAGGATTGAGGCGATAACTGACCGGCATGCCAAAGCCGGGAAGCCGCGGGTCGCGCTGAATTTGCCCGGCCGTGACTTCCGAGCGGTTGAGAACGGCCAAATATAACAGACCACCCTTGCCGATCTTGGCAGGGTCCAGTGGTTTCGATGCGTCCAAGTCCCGCGTGCCGATGTAAATTGCGGCGCCCCCGAACAGTCGGGCGCGCTTCAGGTTCCGCATCGTCTTGCCTTGCAGCCCGAGCCGCTTTTCCTCAGCCTCCAACGCTGTGATCTGTTCCGCATCAGCCTGCCATTCCCGCCATTCGCGGGTCGCATCCTCGGCGGGCAGGTCCACCACGTTGCGGGCGACAGCACTCGTGCGATACATTGCGACAAGCTGATCATCGGCAATCGTGGTGTCAACATAATGGGTGTGGGACGCCTTGTCCCGGTCAGTGCCGAGATTGGCGACGATGTTCCGCAGGCCGTCCATGATGCTCATATTGTTCCAGCCCACGAATTATTTACGCCCGCGATCATGTCAAACGCGCGGGTTGCGGCGTCGATCTGGTCTTTGAATTTGCCCATCGGAAACGTCGCGGCCTCATCCAAGAAATCACCATTCCAATCGCCTGCCACAATGTCCACGTTCCCGGCCTCGACCTGCGCCGCTAGGGGCATTGCCCGGGTTTCTTTATCGCCTGTCTCGACGCTTGACGTGTAGCTATATCCCATCAGAGCCGATTTGAGAAGGTGCAATGCCCATGACTTGCCTGCGCTGCCGGGGTCTTGCGGGATCGATCCGCGGACCGCGCGGCCATCCGCGGCCGCCGTGCTGGCAAGCAACCGCTCAACTCCGGCCGCGTTCACCTGGTCTTTGACAACATGGGCAATGCAGATACGCCGGTCAGGGCCGATGCCGACCTTGACGCCAGCCGTCCGGGCTGCGGCTGGATCGTTCGTTGCGGCCAAGTCCCAGCCGCGCACCCACGTGTAGCCCGCAGGCTCGGCCTGGATGGCCCGGAAGTCGGACCGCTTGAACATACCGCCGCCGCGGGGTGCGGGCCTTTGCTGAAGCTGTCCGGCGCTGGCATAGATCCCCATGGTCTTTTCAAGCTGCGCGACCTGATGCTCAGGGAACCGATCGGGAAACAGCAGTTCGCCCTCGATCGTGCGCGGGTCAGCGGGAGAGCGACGGTCCACTTCGAATCGCATCGGCAGGCAAAGGTGGGTGTATCCCAGATCAATCGCCACGGCGGAAACGTCTGATTCATGCAATCGCTGCATGATGATCACAATAGCCGAATCTTCATTATTGACGCGCGATGGAAGGGCTTCTCGAAATGTTGAAACGCCTGTGGCAAGTTTCTGAACGCTGTTGGCGTCTGCAACACTGTGCGGATCGTCAATTAGCACCCTGTCGCCGCGCGATCCGGTCATGCCTTCAAATGCCATGGCTTCCCTGAACCCGGTCTTGTCGTTTTCAAACCGCAGCTTGGCGTTATTGTCGGCCATCAGGTTCATCGGCCAGCGTGTTTGATACCATTCTGACTGGATCAGGCGACGGCATTTCATTGCGTCCCGCACGGCCAAGTCTTGCTTGTGCGCAGTGCCGAGGAACCGCATGTGAGGCAATTCCTTTGGCCCCCATTCCCAAGCCGGCCAGATCACACCGGTCAGCAGGGACTTCATGGTGCCAGGCGGCACATTCATCAGCAGACGGTTGATTTCGCCGCGCGTGACGGCCTCTAGGTGCGCGCAGATGGCGTCCAGCGCCCAGCCCCACTTGAGCGGTGTGGACGGCTCTAGGACGTGCCATGCGCGCCTTGCGTAATACGCCAGCGATCGACGGCACAATTCCTTTTCAGCGGCAATTATGTCAAGCGGAGTCAGGTGCATCGCCAAGCGCCACA